CAACGGCAGCAGGAATGTTTGCATACACCTGATCCAAGATGTCATCAACATTGGCAGCGGTGATTGAAGTGAAGGTAGTTGGTGCAGCGTTCGCCAATACTGGAGAAGCGGCAGCAACGATTTTGTTAAAACCATCGAAACGACTCAAGTTAGGGTTACCAGAAGTGGTGTCACCTTGCCACATTGCAACTTCCAAAGTTTGTGCAATAACGGCAGCCTTTTCAGCACCGATTTGCTCTTCAAAAGGAATCATAGTTGGTGAACCGGGCATAATTTGAGTTTGCATCCACTTTGCTTCCAATGTCTTTGGGCAAAGAGTTTCTTCAACTTTTACAGCACCAACGGTGATGTTACGCTGAGTGAAGGTAGTTGTACCACTTGGTGAGTACCCACAGCCGTCCGCCTGAAAGAAAACGGTTGATGCAAGGATGTTCAAAGCAGATGCAGATTTTACACCTACCTGAACTTGGTTAGAAGATTGCAACAAGGTTGCAGTTTTGCTCCCGAAAAGAGCCTTAACCAACAAATCAGTTGATTGTTCGTTGGTGTAATTAGCGAGTGATCCTACAGAGAATGACATAGTTTTATTTGTTTATTGCGTTTTTGAATTTTTTAAGTGCTTCAAACTGATCGTTCTTCTTGTTTGAAACGGGAGTTTTGATTGGGGTTTCGCTTGGTAAGTCAGCAACTTTCTCAATAAGGTCAATTGCTTTGCTCATTGCTTCTTTGTGCTGGGTGTTAGATGCAGACAAAGCCACAACTTTTGCAGACAATTCTGCGATTGCACTTTCCAACTTTGATACAACATCATTGAAATGGCTAACGGTTGCAAACTCTTCTTTGGCTTCAACTTCGATTTCAATTTCAGGTTCAACGATTTCAGTAACGATACCGTCAACAGTTGTAACCAACAAACCACCTTCAACCTCGTGAGTTGCATCAGGTGCTGGAATTGAACCTTCAGCAGTTTGAACGAAGATGGCAGTTCCTACAACCAATTCACCTTCCCATTCAACGATTGTTCCATCAGTCAAGGTGGCAGTTGCCATCTCAACTTTGATTTCTTCTTCGGAGAATCCCAACATCGTGCGGATTTCCTTGAGTGTTTCTTTTGCGTTCATTTTGATATAAATTAGATTTTGTTTTTACTTGTTGCAATTTTACTTTCCATTCCACTTGGAGAGAATCTCTTTCATCTGCTCAATGAGTTGTTCTTCTTGATTTTCGGGGAAATCAAAAACACCTTCCACAGAGAATCCTTTGAACTCACCTGATTTCACTTTTGCCCACACCTCATCGTTGTCAATGAGATAAGAGACAAACCACGAACCATCGGCAACTTCTTCAAATCCCTTTGGTGGCATTACACCTCTTTCACGATCTATGATGTATGATTCAAACAAGCTCACGCCATTCATTATGGGTGTTTTGTGATGTGCGTTCACGGAGTTGTACTGGTTTGACCTTGCCCATTTCTTCGCAATCTTGAAGATGGATTCTTTGTCAAAAACAACATAGTATTCACCACGGATGTCATCTCTGCGATAGATGGGTAAATCTGCAATCATCGCTGCACCGGTAACGATTCTTTTCTCCTCGTCTTGGATGGCAAATTTACTCGCTGACAATTTCCGTTCTGTCCATCTCAACATCTCTTCACCACCCCACAACAAATAAGAGATTGTCCCACAAGCGGTGTCATCATCGGGGTTGTAATATTCCTTTGCTCTTGATAGGTATGAATAGATTCTTTGAACGGTGTCATCACTTATCGGTTCACCTTGAGCCAATTGTTGACCTCTCACCTTTCCCACTTGAGTTGCACACTTGTTGCCGTTCTCCTCGTTCAACCGGATACCTCTTTCGGCATTTGCTTTTGCCCCTTCAGGATAATCCGTGTAACTCTCAAATTCACTGAATGCGAGAAAATCCTTTTGAATGGCTGCGTTTTCAACGAGAGAAACAAAGTCAATGCCTGTCTCCTCGTCAAATTCGTTGATGTCTAATTTGTAAACTGGAAGTTTCATCTTAATCAAATAGCGTTATTGTGTAACAGATACCTTTTTCAAAGATGCAACCCGACCTTGTGTGCGTGAGATGTCTCCCTCGGTCACATAAACCCTCTGTTCAAATCCGCTTACTTGTGGCAATGTGGATGAGATTTGTGGTGCTGCCATTTGTGGCAATCCTCCTCCGCTTGATTGCATTCCAGTTGGTGCTGATGGCTGACCACCTTTGAGGATGTCTCTCGCTTTCTTTGCATTGGTCAAAATCATTGCAGCCAATCCGATGTATTTCGCAGCACCAGCAAGACCACCGGTGGCGATGTTGTCGGGAGATGGTTTCTGCGTGACATTCAATGCACCTGATATTGCCATTGCCGTATCCGCTGCAATTACTGACAAAGCAATTGCCTTGCCCGTTTTGGTTTGCTCTCCCGCCAATGCTGCGATTGAATTCGCCAAATCTATTGATGCTTTGTAAAGGTTCTCTTTTGCGTTTTGTACGGCTTCTTCATTTTTGATTTTGTCTGCTGCAGCCTTGTCGCTGATTTCTTTTTCTTTTGCTGCCGTATCTTCAGCAAGTTTTACCGCTGCTTCTGCGTTCTTTTTTTGGAGTTCTTGTTCTTTTTTATCAAGTTCCAAAGTTGCCAACATTTGAGCATCTGCATATTTTTGGTCAATCAATGCGAGTGCTTCAGCGTTGCCAACATTTGCCATTTGTTCTTGAATGTAAGATTCTTTGAGTGCTGAAAGTTTGTTTTCATATTCAACTTGCAACCTCTCACCTTCATCCTCAACTTGTGCCAATCGTAATTCTCTTGCAGTTTCGTTTGCAGAAAGTTCCGCAGATATTAATTGATCTTGCCCTTTGACTCTCTCTGCTTCTAACTTTGCTTGTCTGTCTTTTTCATCTTGAATCTGTTTGTCCCTTTCGGCTTTCCTTTTGTTTCCAGCCTCTATGTTTGCATCGGCTTGTGCTTGTGCTTGTTCGTTTTGAAAGTTCTGTTCTTCAATTGCCAAAACTGCCAATGCGTTTTTCGTATCAAGAATGATTTTGCCCCACTCTTTTTCCGTGTTCTTGCCGTAGTTTGCACGAGCTTGTGCAAGGTCATTCTCTAACTTTTGTCGTTGCTTATTGAATACACCAACTTCATCTCCTCTTGCTTTCAACAATGCAATCTCTCTGTCAAGTTGCTCGTTGGCTTTCTCTGTTGTCTTATTCAACTTTGCCAATGCTCTGTCCTCTGCCGATGTTATACCAACCCAATCCGTAAATTGCTGAACCAACCCACCGACAAACTTTGCCATTGCACCAAGACCGGGTATCAATGACATCACGGCTTTCTTGAGTGAATCAAAGTTCGTGATCACCAATGTCAACACAATACCAATTCCACCCAATGCAAGAGTTGAAATCCTTCCCAATGATTGGAATGCTTTGGTTACACCACCACGAATGTCTCCAGCAATAGCCATAAACTTTTGCTGAACCGCACCAAGTCCCTCAAGACCTTCAGCCAAAGCCATTGCACCTTGAAGTTTGACCATTGTCTTTTCAAGTTCCTCCGACTGATTTCCAAACAAAGCCATCGCCCCTTGTGCTGCTTGAAATCCACGAGCAACTCCAGAAACAACCGTATTGATTTTGGCGAAGTTATCAGGGTTCACCGCCTTAACACGATCATTAAAATCCTCCATCCTATCACGAGCCTGAGCAAGAGCCTTCTCCGCTCTTATTGCTTCGGGTGAGAATTCGCCAAACTGCATCACGGCTTGTTGTGCTGCGACTGTCAGTTCTCGGATTTCTGCCTTCATTGATTTGAAGTCAGGTTTGTTGACGGTTAAGTCAATACTTGCGTTTAATGCCATTAGTGTCCTTCGCTTATTATGTAAAAGTTTGTCCCGTCACAAGCAACCCAATCAAATCCGTTGAGTTGGTTGTCCGTGTGTGAATCCACTCCGTCAATCTTTGCCGTTGTAATTGTGGCAATAATTACGGAATGAGCAGATGCCGTTTTTTTAATTACCCAATGTTTGCCTTGCAACCCACTCGGATCAGGTAAATTGACCGTGATGCTTCCAGCAGTTGTATCGCATAGAATCAACCAATCATCTTTGGTTGCATCGTAATTGGTTGTTACTGTCTTAACTTTACCACCACTCAAAAAGGCTGGGTACATCTCGTAGTTGCCGACATAGAGTGTGTCCGATTTGGTCGGTTGGAAATCATTTGAAACAATAACCACCGAACCATCAACCCCATCAGGATAGTGAATGTCGGTTGAGCCAAATCCACTATTGTTGATTCCGTTTCCGCTGAAGTTCTCACCAACAAAGATTCCACTTCCTTCACTTGTTCCAACTCCAACACCACTGATGCCTGGTTTGATTGGAAATTTACCACCGGGATACACATCACCATAAATGTCCGTATGTGCGCCTTGTGCAGTTCCAGCACCCATCTTTTTAACGGTGATTGTGGCTGGTGGTATGAATTGAGCCAACAAGAATTCACACAAGTAAATCCCTTCATCTGTTGGGTTGTAGTTTTCAACCTTGTTCAATCTCCAGTATTGCCCTTCAAAGAAATACAAATTCTTAAATTGTAGGTTGTACCAATCGGACGGAGTTAATCTAAAGTATGCCCGAACGATTTTGGAGTTCTTGTTGGTGATCTCTTGGATGAATCTGTAATAGTAAGTATTGACAAGGTTTGCATTGGTGTAATTGTACCCAGCACCGATACCAACTTCTCTCGGCATCCCAAACAAAAGGTCA